TGACGCATATTACTATACTTTGCTTCTGGAATAGGATAATAATTAATATCAATCACTTTATTCAAACTTTCCACAACATGTTTGACGACGGAGCGAAAGCGTTTGAAGTCAAAGACACCATCTTTGACATACGCAGGAAGATTCATGGAGGCAAGGTTGCATACAGCCGTTTCTTCCGGCGAACTGTATTCAATTACCTCTGAACATAAATTTGATGATTTTATAGTTCCCAAATTTTGTTGATTCGATTTGAGATTGGCAGCATCTTTGTAAACAAGGTAGGGAGTCCCAGTTTCAATTTGAGAATCCAGAATCTTGAACCAAAGGGTTTGGGCAGGAACGGTTTTACGACCGCGTCCTTCTGCTTCATATTTTTCATATAAGGCATTGAAGGCAGGTCCGACTGCATCGGCTAATCCAGGACATTCATCAGGGCACATCAGCGTCCAGCTTCCATTACTATCCACACGCTCCATAAAGAGATCAGGGATCCAAAGAGCGTAGAAGAGATCACGGGCACGTTCTTCCTCAGCACCCGTATTCTTTTTCATATCGAGAAAGGCTTCAACATCGGCATGCCACGGTTCTAGATAGAAGGCAAAGGAGCCATTACGTTTACCCCCACCATTATGAGCTAATCCAAGATGTGCTACAGTATAATCATGAACACCATCTATCTCAAAATCATGTAAAATTCCTTCATATTCTTTTTCAATAATAGATTCAATGCGACTATAAATATAATCACCATAACGCATAAATGTAAAGTATTCTGATTCAGGTGCATCTGGAAATAATTTCATAATTTCAGGTATTCTAGGAATACGAAGTACTTTTGTAGGTAATTTACTTGTAATATTTTTATAAGTTGATACATTTCCAACTCTATCACGATCATATCCCGAACATAATGCACCTAGTCGTAATAATATATATCGAATTGATTCAATCAAATTTATAGATGTTAATTCTATAGCAATTTCTTTGGTTCCAATGCATCCATCCGTTTCGATTAATCCATATAATAGTTGAATAATTTTAGGAATTGGTAAATGAAGAAATGCAGTATCAATATGTTTTATATTTAATGAATCATATATCTGTGATTTGGTAAATTTAAATCCAGTACTATCAGATGACCATTTAATTCGAACTGTATTGGATTCAGCATCTTCGTAAATATACGATTTAATTCCATTTTTTGCTAAATAATCTTCAACAAAATTACGAGTTAAAATCTTTTCTTTCAGATTTAGTGTAATTCCAGATAATTCATGAGATACATATCCATCTCCTAGCATAATTCCATAAAATCTGCAATCATTTTCGGTAATAGCAGAAATATCATTTTCATATTTAGGAATTGGAAATCCTACAAAATCATCTTTAGTTAAATCTTTTACTTCAATATATTCAGGAGCAATAATATTTTTTTCAAGTCGATTTTGAATGACTGTATGATTTAATCCTTTCTTTTGACCACGAAGCGCATAAATTGGATGTTCAGGTGTTACGATAATTGAAGATATACTATGTTTAATAGTAATTTCAAGAACAGGTCCTTTGTATTCATGTCTAACAGGTTTATTTACATGATTATATTTTCCATCACTCGTTAATACATAATCTGTGATTCCTACATCTTTAATCTGTTTGGGTCCATTCATTGTGTATATTAATGTTTCAGGAGCAAAGCATTGGTCAACGTACCGCGCTGTATTATTAAACACGCGCAGCATGGGAAGAATTCCGTTGGAGGTACCACCCGTGCCGCGAATCAAAGATCCTGCTGCACGAATATTATGACAATGGACTCCAATGCCTCCTCCATATTGACTAATCAAAGCACAATCTTCTAATGTTTTATAGATTCCTTTGATGCTATCAGCACTCATACTCAAGAGAAAACAACTGCTAAGTTGTGGTCGTTTTGTTCCTGCATTAAACAGGGTAGGAGTGGCGTGAGTGTATTGCTTGGTGGAAAGAAGTTCATAGGTATGAAAGGCTTTCTCCAGATTGAATCCCCAGATCCCGATTGCCACACGCATCCAAAGATGTTGTGGGCGTTCAATGACTCTTCCAGCCAATTTATCTTGCAATAAATAGGCTTTTTCAATGGTTTTAAATCCAAAGTAATCAAAGAGGAAATCACGATCGTAGACAATCTTGGATTCAATTAATTCTGCATGGGTACGAAGTACGGTAAGAAAGTCCTCTGCTAATAAATTAGCATCCAGACCTCGGCGATCTTTGATCGCCGCAACCTGTTCCATAGCTTCAAGAAACGTAGATGCTGTACACTTTTGGTGATTGGAAATAGCAATGCGGGCAGCCAGCACCCCATAATCGGGGTGGGTGGTGCTAAGAGATTCGGCAAATTTAGCAGTTATTTCATCTAATTCAGATGTTTTAATCCCATCAATGATACGACCAAGCACTTGCTGGGCGACATAGGTGGCATTAATGGATAAACCGTCGGAATGACTCTTAATACGTGCATGAACCTTTCCAAAATCAACGGGTTCTTTGCGCCCGTCGCGCTTGATCACTTCCATGGTTTCTGCCATTCGATTCGAAATATGTTCACCCCCTGCCGCAGCAATCGTTCTCATTTTTATCCATCCAAGATAAGATGTTTGGAATCGGTGAATTACTTTCTACCCTCATTGTGTTAGCCATTGCATTTACCATTGGAATGGTATTAGAATACAAGTATCATTATTGGACACAATTTTTACAAAAAATAGGGATTGAAAATTTTGAATCAGGATCCGGCATTGTAGATATGGCTCCCTTAGGAACGGAAGAACCAAGTCGATTGACTCCTGGTGCTGCCATGTCCTTATCTACTGAAAAATTGCTCTCCGAGTTTATTCCGGTGCAGTCTGATGCTCAAGCAGATGCCGCATGGGCAAAGATCCCCTCTCAAACCTGCTTAGCCAGTGATCAGGGAGAACAGTTACGACCATCTAGAAGTTATTACCAGCGTACGAACAATTATAAGCGTACGCATCCCGATGATTGTTCCGCTCCCTTTCATGAAATGCTAGGGACCTTCTATGCACCTACGTTGGGAGTCGGTGCCACAGTTCCCAGTGGTCTTCCTTTACCAGGTGGATTGGTAGAATGTAATGGACCGGCGCCAGTTCCAAAGGGATGGGGAGGTGTTGGATCGCTTGAATAAAATTGATAAATCTCATTATTTATACATATGTAGTATATACAAATCAAGAAATGTCATTTAAGCTTGAAAAGACGTTCACCTTTCCTTCAAAGGACAAAATGCCGTATCCTGATACGCTCCTGAGTACCACTCGCGGTGCAGAAGCCGCGTGGGAGAAGGTTGTTGATTACTTAGCTGATCAAAAAGATACTCCAGGGATTGCCGTGAATATGGTAATCGGTATTGTTCTAACTGAATGGAAGGATCTAAAAGACTATCCAGTTTCTATACAGAAAATAGCAGCTATGAATCTTGAAGCAGCTCTAAAAACTTATGCAAAGGAGGCTTAATCATCCATGATTAAGCATTCTGATGCCTTTGGCTTTTTTCTTTGTTCCTCCACATCATTCCAAAAGGATGTATATGCAGGATATCCTACCTCCTTCCACCAGACACGATTCCGCAAGACAGTTTCAGTATATCTATCTTGTATATACCATTGACATACTTCTACTGCATCAGCAGGAGGGGTATAATCATCAAAGGATTTCAATAGGGGAGAATACACATAGGTGTAGGAGGCAGGATCGGTTCCAACCACGCATACCACTCCTACATATGAATAGGAATAGGATGTAGGAGGCGGACCAAGTCCAAGACGGATTTCAATATATTCAACCGCATCAACATTGCAAACTTCTGCTTGCAATTGCATTTGGCACCAATATTCTTGGGGTATTTTCTTTGTAAGAGTTCGACTGATAGGAGATTTGATTTCCACCAAGCGACCGACGCGCGGTCCGCTTGTAATGATGCCATCGGGACTGGCGGCTAACCGCGGAAGTGTAGGATGGCGAATGCGTCCAAGCGAATCATCGATGGGTCCTTCTGCACCAGTTGCTTCAAAGATCATGCGGACAACTGGTTCAAACCGCCAACCCCATTGAAAGGGAGTTAATTTTCCTTCTGTGGGAGTTTTAAAACAAATTTGATTATCAATGGATGAGTCTGAAATAGATGTACATTTTTTTTGTATGACGCGCATTCTTGCAACAGGGCTTCCATATACAACTTCTGAAAATTCATGACCGGTTAATAGATTATAGGCTTCTCGCATCCATTCGGATGTTTTTTGTGCTGTCTGTGGAAGTCCTTTGACACGGGTTACATGCTCTAAGGAGGGTGTAATGCGTGAAATGGCAATAGATTGTCTTGATTTGTAATAATTCCAACAAAGAGATCGAAGTACGTTAATCGCATCAATTCTTGTTTCTGGTTTTGTAAACAAGGTTGTAATGCATATTTGAATTGCATCTACTATTTCCGTATTCATCCATTGTTCTAGATCGTAGGGGTCCAGTAATTGTTCTGGTGGATTTGCAGTAACCCAATCATTTAACCAGGCAGTGCATGCACTATACATATCCTCTATTATAGACATCTTTTAAAAGATCTCTCTATACTTCATAGTGTATCATTTTTATACCTCTTCTGCCACAGTCCGACCTTTTTTTGTAGGACGAGCTACTTCTATTTTAACACTAGGAGGGGCAGATCCAATGCGACTAATGCGCAACCCCTTAATATCGGATATAACTCCGGTTTCGCTATCATACACAACTTGCTGTTTTGAATTTAATAATTTTTCATCATTTGCTTTTACTAATGCTCTATACAATATATCTTTTTCGGCAGCAGTAATCATTTCAGGAAATGTTTCAGCAAAGGCGCGAAACTTTTGAAGGCGAACGCCTCGTTCTAATCGTAACCAAGGTCGTTTTAAGGCAGTTGCACTTTCAGTTGTTAAAAAAGAAACAAGAGCTGGATCCATTTCATTCACGGTCGCCATATCTTCTGGACGACGCTTTAACGTCTTTCCGCGTGTACTTTTGGGTGTCAGATCCATCTTCTTTACAGTATATTCGGTTGGGCGGTTTAGACAATTAAAAAAAACAGACCTAGAATAAATGTGGTTACCGCCTCCGGTAGATCCAACCTTAATGCCAGCTGCTAATATTAGTGCATTGCGTATAAGACGAGAAGGAAATGCCCGTGATACCACCAATAGTCGGTTATGGGATTCATTTCATGCAACGCCTCCTCTTATTACCAGTTCTGAAGTAGTGAAACAGACAGAAGGACCGAGGTACATGGATATGAATCCTATTTCTTCTCGATTAAATGCTGTGAACTATCGTCGCCAAGTTGATTACTTTCCAGATGCAAAAAGTCCTCCGCCTGCTACTTTTTCCGCCAATCCTTACCTCCAACGATTAGATTCAGAAGGAAGTGATTCTCGAAATATTATACGAGAACTGCGAGGAGCGGTGGTAGAGGATAATCGTGATCGACAGGTGGAAGCCTCACGACAGCTGGCAGAACGCCAATTCTATGATCGGTGGTTGCCTCCCAAAAATGCCGTGGATATTGCTTCTATTGAAGCCTACGAACTGTTACGACCAAAACGCGATGAATGGGATCAAAGTATAGCAGTGAAAAAGTAGAGAAAGCTTAGTCGGCGTAGAGGTCCTCCGTAAGGCTCGCAATGGTAGAAATGCTATCAGCTGTAGAAGAATTGGGGGTAAAACATCCCAATCTTACAGCATCTATATCTACCTGTAGGTTTTTTATTGCGACTTTGACACGCCACCAGAATCCATTCAGGAAGGATGGATCTTCTGGTAAGGAGGACTGTATGTCTTGCAGTACAGCAAGATTCGACCTCATACCAGCAAGTCGCGTGTCTATCGGATCATCGCGAGCATATTTCAGCTCATTTGAACCTCTAATAGATCTGATAAAGCGGAGATACATCTCGTAGTTCGATTCACTATTGCCCAAATTTATAGATCTAGACATGTTTGTAATTGATGCAAATATGTCTAGATATGAATTCAATTTTCTTAATCAAAGCTTACAACAGTAGGACAGTCGTGACAGTTCACCTTTTTCATAGCATTGGTCGTTAGTTCACTACGGCGTTTACGAGAGGAGGCGGTGGTAGAGGTCTCTTCAGTCTCATGAGACAGGGTTGTACCGGCAGATCCGGTAGAACTAGTATTATCACGCGAATAATGTTCTTTTAGTGTTTTATTCATGTCAAGTTCGATATCCGCACGGTTCGTATCCATATAGACAAGAATTCCTCGTTCAATCGCCCAGCTGAAGAAGTTAAGCTGTCCGACAGTCGTCACAAAAGGTTCTTTCCCACGCACTTCAAAAAGGATTCGTTCACGACGGCAAAAGGGATCAAAGAGGCGTTTGCTATTTGCCTTTAGCTCTCGTTTATAATGATAATAAACAAGAAATTGGCGACCACCCCAAAGATAAGAGGTATTATTCTTCTTTGCATAGTTGGTGACAAAGTAATCGACAAGACGAAGACTCATCGGACTGGTTCCTTGTACAATGGGAACCAAAGCTTCCAGATGTCCCGGTTTAGTATAAAACTCTTGCAATCGTGTAATGATCAAATCTTGCTTGCATTCAATTCGATTTTTAACAGTGGCTGTACGACGTTCCACGGGCTCTCCTTTTGCAGACATGGTTGGATGTCTTCCTCATAGATGGGTTTAAGTGTCAATGAGAGAAAAGAACGTAAAAGGGTAGAAGAGGATGGGAGATTCAGATACGAAAGAAGGTGAACTTCCTAAAGAGAGTGGTGTTAAAAAAGTAGTACGTGGCATTGGAAAGGCACTTCTTCCAGCACCTGGAGCTGTTGCAATTGCATCACGTCCCTTTCTTCAATCAAGTCAGAATAAGCTAATTCGATTTGGAGGAAAGTTATATGATATACGATATACACGCGAGGATATTGATCGACGAATTGATTTTTTTCAAAATGGAAAAGGAGCCTTGAGTGAACCTGAAAAAGATCTTTTACATCATGCTGGCTTAGAAGATATAGATCATCTTGAATCACAATTAAGTGAAACAGATATAGGTCAATTACCTGATTTTTTTATGGCACTTCAACAATGTCAAACAAGTGCTTCGCTTTCTTTATCGGCAAAATGTTATCAGCCTCATTCAATTATTTCAAAGGTTCTGCAACATTATGCAAAACAAGATCAAGAAACACATGAGGCGGATATGAAAAAGTCACTCCCGAGTCTTGATTGGATGGCAGCTGTATCCTCTCGATTTAATGGATTACTTGGTCGAGTTTCATCTCCTGCAGTGATAGATGGAATTAATAAACTTGCTACACCCTTTATTACAAATGATGATATGGTAGACTTATTTACCTTACGAGTATAGAGATATGTTATTTTATAGATTGTCCATAGTAGATTAGAACAAGGATAAATTGCTCTGCGATTTATCCTTGTTCCTTATTAGAATGTCAGGGGAGGAGGGAATCACCATTGATGTATTTGAATATGAATTGAACGGGTATACTCGTCCTGGACTGGATAGCTCTGGCGACTTAATAGCAGATACAGAACCCCAGGTATTTACATCTACATTAGGTATGGCGGATCCTTCTAACGAGTGTTCATCTATATCTATAGACTCAGAGTCAAAAGATTCAAAAGAGTCAAAAGATTCAGATACACGATCCTGTGATGTGTTAACTGGTATTTTATCGGTTAATCAACCTAAACCTAGTGATGGTACTAAGGTTGTAAATAATTTTTTATCAAATGGCAATGATGATATGATAATAAGTCCTGAATCTAGTAGTGATGATCAAATTCCTCCGCTTCATCTATCGGATCTGTTGTATCTAACAACGCAATATGCAACAAAGATTCCACAAAAGAATCGTCCAACACGTGAAAACTTTTATAACATTATAAAGGATCGAACGAACTTACTACCATTTTATGAATATGATAGTAAGGATCCATCTAATGTGGCTGATGGAGACTTTGTTCAACCTCTTGTAAATAATATTATTGATGTATTAAGACCTGTGTGGAATACTATACATACAACTACAGACACTGAATTACAACAACTTAAAACAAATCCTCCACCATCTGTCCCTGCCACATTGATTGCAAAATTAAAATCACCACCGGTAGTACCATCACCACCAACTAATATGCCGTTTGTAGGATTTGATATCGACAACATTGGAAAAAACCTAATTCAGAATTACACACTGGTAAAATCACACACACCTGTAGAAGGAGATTATTATTTTATTGTAGGAGATCTACATGGATCATTAGCTACATTTGTAAGATTATTATATCGATGGAAGATTATGGGTGTATTAAATAATAAAGGAGAATTACAAAATGGATCCTTTGATGATAAAAATACGTTTATTCCAAATACAGAAGGTAAAAAAATAAATATTTTATTTTTAGGAGATTTAAGCGATCGTGGTGTATGGGGATATGAAATCTATTATACCCTTTTCTATCTCTATTTAATAAATGAAAAGAATACAACTGCTGGCAAAGTCTTTATAACACGTGGAAATCATGAAGAAATTAGTACCAATATAGAAGATGGATTTTTAGACAATATGCAGTCTTCATTTAATAAGTTAAATGAATATGATTATGGAGTCATGTATCATCAATATATAAATGTAGCCCTTTCTTATTTTCCATCTGCTCATAGAATTGCATATCCAGACGCATCTGAGTTTTTATATCTTGCACATGGTGGATATCCGTTGCAAACAACAAAGGACTGTATTAATCCTCCTGTTATGCCTCTTGAAGAGAAAGATATATATTTTTTTGATTCAGATATTTTAGCAATGTCGCACAAGCCTGATAACGCTGAGTCAAATCCAAACTCAATTCGATGGAATAATTATCATTCAATTAATGAAACTACTTATTTTCCAGATCGTGGATGTGCTATTGGACTTAATACAATTAATAACGCAAAAAAAAGCGGTTATTTTTTTACAATTCGAGCCCATCAAGATACAAATGCTAATACAAAAGTATTAATGGCACCAAGTGAAAACGATCCAGTATATACAGGTTTGTCGGCGAACAACAAGAAAGACAGATTAGATGAACATGCACCAATAGATATTCATGAAGTAGATGTTGCAAAATTTTGTCCGAATAAGAATAAGGATGGTAAAGAATGTAAGGGACCCATTGCAACATTAAAGGTAAAATTAACTAGTGAAGTAACAATAAATGAATCACCACAGGATGATATTTTACCTGTATTAACAATTTCCACAAATACAGATACAAAAAGAAATTTATTTCGAGATAGTTTTGTGAGAGTTCAGTTTGGCGGAGCAAAAAAACGGAAAGGTGGTGATGATGAAGAGGAGGAAGAGAAGGATGAAGAGAAGGAGGATGATGGTAGTGGTAGTGGTAGTGGTAGTGGTAGTGGTGATGGCAATGATGATAATGATGGTAAGGTGGATGAAAAGGGTATACCTATTGGTTTATCGCCTGAATTACGTACATTATATGAAGAGGTTCATAAGCTACACACAAATATGGAGAAGTTAAAGAAACGACTTCAATCAAGTGGATCATTAAAAGACTGTGAAGACATAAAGAAGTATGAAGACTTATTAAAGGTAGCAGAATCAAATCTAGATAAAGCATTAAAAGAATATAGAAAAAATGTTGTATCTGATTCATCTGAAAATACATCTACATCAACAGGAACAAGTTCTGGTGGAGTAAATGCAAAATTAAATGGATTTACAGTAAAAGGAAAAAATTATATTCCATATTCAATTAATAAACTATCAAAGCCACGATATTATCGCCATGAACGACTTAAACAATTTAAAAATGGAGGAAAACCATATTTACCAGAAGATATACCTGTCTTAGTCAGTTATGGATTTTTAAAACGATCCAAACAAGGAACTATAGTTGTTCCCAAAGAAGAACAGGAAAAGAAACATATTCTTGATTTTTTACTATGGGTTACTGCACCAAAACAATATGGATATCCTTCCTTAATTGCAAAATGGTTATGCAATACACGAAAACAGATTCTTGAATATTTAGATAACGATATAACGCCTCTTCGTGTGCAACAAGCACTTCGCGATCAGTTGGCGGAAATTAATGCCGCACTTACAATAGGACGAGTTACATTAAAGCTGATTGAAGGAAATGGATGTAGTAATCCAGATGCTTTATCAAAAGCAAGTGGATTTGATTCAGCTAAACTTCAAGCAGGTGTTAAGCCTCCTCCTCTTGTTAAAAATCCATGTGATCCAAATAATCCATATTATAAGCAACTTATAAAAGCATTAAATGAATTGATTGCTGCATATAATGAATATATAGAATATTTAACAAACTGTTTACCATTTGGCAATCTCACAGAAGAAGATCGAAAAAAAGCTTCTGCAATTGCATTAGCAGTTATAAAAGAAATATTTGCACAGATGAGTGTAGCTGCAGCAATTACAACCGCACTTCATCAAAAGATAAATGATGAAGGCTTATAATTTAATAATTAAAAATATCTAATCTAAACTTAGAATGGCAGCATTGCCGATGTCAGAATCAGAAATTGATCTTTATAAAAAGAAACATCCTGAGTTAGGATTGTTTCGAGGAAAGTATTTAGTCTTCAAACGATCCAAAGATTGGAAGTTAATTGATGAAACAGATAAATATTCCTTTCATGCTCGTATGAATTGCAGACGAGACGGAAGCAAGTATAGTCCCTTAGAATATGCAAAACGTCATCGTGTCACATTAAAAGCAGCGCGAAAAAAAGTAGGAGAATGTACCGTTTACCCTGTTCCAGCTGGATTAGCTGTTCTTAAGTTGTTCAAACCAAAACGATGGTTAGATCCGACCTCTGGTTGGGGTGATCGCTTACGTATTGCATTACTGTCTAAAATAGATACATATACTGGCATTGATAGTAATCCAGAACTAGTGGATGCATATAAACGAATCTTAAAAGCGTATCCATCAACTACAAAGGTGGATATGATCTCTTCCCGGTTTCAAAATGCAACCTTAAAACGAAAAAAGTATGATTTAGTATTTACATCTCCTCCCTTCAATATGTATGAAGTGTACAAAGGAGCTACAGAATGGAAATCCTTAGATCATTTCTATGAAGAGTTCTTGGATCCCTTTTTCAAATTTTGTTTTGATCATTTATTAGCAAAGGGACATTTGGTCTTGTATATTGAAAAAGCAGATGCGGAAAAGATGATTCAACATGTAAAAACAATTCTACCTACCTTGAAGTATGAGGGAGTCTTTTATTATGAAGGAGAAGGAGCGGCACGACCTTATTATGTTTGGAAAAAATAATTCTATAAAAATTGATATAATACATATTCTATAATTTCTATAATTATACAATATGCAACGTACGTGTAGTTCTCATTCGTGTACCTGTCCCCCAGATACAATCGGAGGATGTGGATATTACGGACTACATTCCTTTCGTGAAGGAACTCCCTTTCCACATGGATCCTTTTCTCCCACTGAGAAAGATCCACATGGATGCGATCCATATAATAACGGTGGAACCTATCCACCAGATCCCTACATGGCTCCAGAAGTGATTCAAGAAATTCGTGCACAACGCGCAAAACATGGAATCAATTCTACAATCTGCATTTCAACCGTTGCAGTCGTGGTTGCAGTTGGTGCTGCCGTAGCACTGATTAGATAATTTAAATATTAAATTATTCTTTTTTTCTAAAATAAAACAATTTAAAAAAATTGATAAACATGTAATTTTTTATATATAGTATAATTACAAATTATATAGTATGTATTTTGATATTCAGAAGGAGATGGAGAAGATGCAGCTGGAGACATTCTACTGTGCACAAGAGGCGCAACTGCTGCATGACTACCTTTCTTCAAACCTGACTGAGGAAATTGCTCAAAGACAAATTAAGATACAGCATCGCAATCCAACTCATTATACCACACGGTGGGATATTTCTGGAAAGTCTCAGTTTGGAGGCATTTCTGTGTCCGTCCCAACGGGTACAATGGGAAATCGGCTCCAAGATGGTGTAGGTCCATATAAACGACCAGGCACCTATGAGATTGCTCTCCTAGATTCAGGGAACAATCTTGTATATGTTGATAAACTGGGATATGATGATGTTAGATGTTTCTACTCTCATAAGAAAGTATATGATGAGATCAAGCGTCTGATTGATGTAAAAGGATCTGTGCCAGCTACAACTGCATCCAACTCTGCAGCAGCAACTTCTGTATCAAACTCTTCAAGCTCTAGCTCCACAGGACTTATGTTTGTTGGATAAAAAAATTGATATAATTTTATTTTTTTTATACAATAAGTCATGTAAAATATTCATAATGTTTGATACGGTAGTCTATAGTAGCATTATTCTAGGCTTATTCCAGTATATATGTGCGAATGTTCCTTGGTCCTCTATATTTCTTATAACTCATTATATGGGAATTAATCAATATACGATTACAAACCGAGAAGTAATAAATCGTGTTCAAAGCCGTGTAAAATATACATCTGAACGGTCTGATAATGGAAAAAAGTCTGGATATTCGATTGGATATTGGTACTTTATGAACATTGCAAAAGGTAGCATCTGGATGATTGCAACAGAAGCATCCTATACAGAACTTACAAAGGATATTCGCGAAGTTGTCATAACTGAAAAATCACATAAGATCTTGGAAATATATGATCGTGGTGGACCATTTAATGGTTCATGGTTTCAAAAACGCAAAATTTATGTATCATGGACACCACATCCTGCTCAATATACAATTATTAAACGTATACAAATGCTTTTGACTAGAAAAGAGCATCCTCATGCAGTCATCTATCTTCATGGACCTCCTGGAACAGGTAAATCAATGATTGCCATTCTTCTTGCACTTGAAATAAGTGGTGCTTATTGCAATACACTCAAACCATGGCAACCAGGCGATACCATTGCCAATTTGTGGAATGAAGTCGAACCGATCGAGAAACGTCCACTTGTGATTGTCTTTGATGAGTTTGATATTGCCCTTCTTCAAATTCATCACGGAATTACATCTGATAGAGTCAATCCAATTGCAGTTCAAGATAAATCAGGATGGAATCGTATGTTAGATGATTTTGATATTGG